CAAGCACTATAACAAAAAATATGAAAGGAAATAAAAATATGGAAAAACAAAAAAGAATAACACTTAACGCTGACAAGCGTAAAGTGATTGCTGATGTATTTCAAAATCATTTTGAAGATAATTCAAAATTTAAGAAATCATGGCAAGACGCAAAAGACAGATATTCTGTTATGCGTAATCAAGCAAAAACAATTATGGAAAAACTAATTAGAAAACATCAACCACAAGAAGATGTTGATACAATTAGAGCCATGAATAATAAGTATGGCAGTAGTGGTGGCGAACTTTACCATGATAATTGTTTCTATGTTTCAAACGAAGTACCAAAGATTGTTGAAGATTATCAAGGCAACAAAAGAGAAGAACATGATGATGTTCACATTAAATTTGGCGACATGGATAAAGACTTTCTAACTTCATGGTATCGTGATGAGATAAACGCAAAAGGCATTGACGCTGATTTTGATGTTAGATTAGGCGACAACTACGACAAAAGAAATCCAACTTACTACAATAGTGAAAGTGCAGTAAATAAATTTTTGGGTTTTGGTAGTCGTAATGATGTAAGTAAATCTACAATGTACCCTAAAGATGAGTGGGAAAATGATTTTAAACTTTGGGTTATTGGAACATCATATTGTCATTCTCGTAAGTTTGTTGCAGATCAAGAAACTTTTAAATGGTTTCAAAGTTTTAAAACTGCACAAGAAGATGTTGTCAAAACCCATGAACAGATGTTTCAGCATGTAGATAAAAAAATGCAGAAACTAAAACTTGGTTTGAAATCTTACAGATACTTTGACCAAGCAAAAGAACTAGCCGACAAACTCGGTGTGGTTTTAAATGAAAGTATATTAGACGCACATTCTAGTATGGCTCTTTCAATTTATAGTCCTAGCAATCTAGCTGATCTTTTAACAGATGAGGTTGAACAAACTCGTGATGAGAAGATTGCGATTGCAAAACAACTATTACAAGAACAACAAAATAGTTTAAATTAGTGTTTGACAATGTAAGGGATATCCTATAATATCCCTTACATAACTTAGAAAGGTATAATATGACAAAAACATTTAAAATAACTTATTGGGCTAACAAGCACAAAAAACACATCACAAGAAATGGATTAATTATGAGTGACTTTAATTGGTGTCATGGTCCAAAGTGCCATACAAATCACACAGTTGACAGAGTGCGAGGTGTCAAGGGCTCAAAGGTTTTAAGAACTCGTAAGATAAAACAATCATCATGGAACGCAAATAATCAGTTCAGCCATTTTTGTAGTCAAGGTTGTTGGAACGATTTTGCCTTTGCACATTGGGAAGAATTTATAAGATTACACCCCAGGACCGAGTGCCTTGAAACACCTATCAATGACCCTAAAAAAGAAACACATACACATGATTATAGTTGGGGCAGACATAGTTATACAACTACAAAAATAGAGGTTGACGAAACTAGATAAATAAACTAGGATAATCCTATAACAAGAAAGGATATATGACACAAACAAACACAGAAAGAACATACGAAAGAAAAAACAGATTTAACGGCGAGTCTGTTATGTTAACTCAAAAAGAATCTATAATTCATGACAGATTATTTCTTAATGAATTAATGGCAACACTAGAGGATAAACAAGCAGGTGTTGACGGCACGTCTAAACTTTGGGATAAAGTACGTGCAGACATAGATTGGTTTATGAAACATAATGCCAAAGCTTACATGGTATTATTAGATTAATAACCCTGGTCCCTGGCCCTAACGGGCCAGGGCAATAGTGGTCCCAGAACCATTGCAAAATCCTAAAATTTTTTAATTAATAGTTTAGTATATATACAAAGGGGTCCCACAACCCACACTAGATTTGCAAGATTTGAATACTTATGCTAGAAAAATACTTTATGAGGTTTCAAAACACTTCTAAAAAAATTTTGCAAAAAATTTAAACTTTATGAACTTAGATAAAGAAAAACTAAAAAATCTAGATAAGCTGCCGCCTGATATCAAGAGACAGTTTGCACTGTACATGAACCAGTGGAAAGAGAAGAAAAAGGAGTCTCAGATAGCTACTGATTTTTTGAGTTTTGTAAAACACGTATGGCCAGATTTTGTTGAAGGGTCTCATCATAAAGTGGTCGCAGATAAATTTAATAAAATTGCAAATGGAGAAATTAAGAGATTAATTATAAATATGCCACCAAGGCATACTAAATCTGAGTTCGCCAGTTTCCTGTTGCCTGCTTGGATGGTCGGTAGAAACCCGAAGCTAAAAATAATTCAATCAACAAATACAACAGAGCTATCTGTAAGGTTCGGTCGTAAAGCTAAACAGCTGATTGACTCACAAGAATATCAACAAGCATTTAAGACAAGACTAAAAGAAGATAGCCAGGCTGCTGGTAAATGGGAAACAGAACAAGGCGGCGAGTATTATGCAGCAGGAGTTGGATCCGCTATTACAGGTAGAGGTGCTGATCTTTTAATTATTGATGACCCGCACACTGAACAAGATGCTATGAATGCACAAGCACTTGAAAGAACTTTTGAGTGGTATACGTCAGGCCCACGTCAGCGTCTACAACCAGGTGGATCTATTGTATTAGTTATGACTCGTTGGAACGAGAAAGACTTAGCCGGTCGTCTTATAAAAATGCAACAAGAGCCAAAAGCAGATCAGTGGGAGGTAGTTGAGTTTCCAGCGATACTACCATCTAATGAACCTTTGTGGCCTGAATATTGGGCAAAGAAAGATTTAGAATCTGTTAAAGCTAGTATTCCATTATCAAAATGGAATGCACAGTATATGCAAAACCCAACAGCAGAAGAAGGATCTTTGATCAAAAGAGAATGGTGGCAAAGTTGGGAGAAAGAAGAATTACCAAATCTAGAACACGTTATACAATCTTACGATACAGCTTTCATGAAAAAACAAACAGCTGATTATAGTGCTATTACAACATGGGGTGTGTTTACTTTGAACGAAGACTCAGGTCAGCAATTAATATTAATTGATAGTATTAAAGGTAGATACGAGTTTCCTGAGTTAAGACGTATCGCACTAGAACAGTATGGATACTGGCAACCTGAAACAGTTATCATTGAGTCCAAAGCATCAGGGCTACCATTAACTTATGAGTTGCGAAAAATGGGCATACCTGTTATAAATTTCTCACCCTCAAAAGGCAACGATAAGCATACGAGGGTAAACGCGGTTTCTCCTCTGTTTGAGTCAGGGAGAATATGGGCGCCCAAAGAAATGGAATTTGCACAAGAGGTCATAGAGGAATGCGCAGCTTTTCCTTATGGAGACCATGATGACCTAGTAGATTCTATGACACAAGCTGTTATGAGATTTAGACAGGGTGGATTTATCGAACACCCAGAGGATTATAAGGACGAACCTATGCCACAAAAACAGAGGACATATTACTAATGGGAGCGTTAGCAAGATTTTTATTATCACTAGGAAACCTGATAAGATCAGGCGGTATCAAAAAAATAGAAGAAGCTATTGAGTTTGCAAAAAACGAATTTGGTGAAGTAACTCCATTATTACAAAAACAAATAGAAAAAGTTTTTAAAACAGCCAAGAAGCCTAAGACTGAGAAGAAAGCTGGTGATGTTGTAGAATTAAAAAAAGAAGGTGTTCCAACTAAACTGGGAACATTGGACGATATGGAATCAACTAAATTTGCAACAGATAAAGAAGAAGGTATAGCATCTCTTTTAGATGAAATAAAAGAAATTAAAAAAGGATTTGGTGAAATTAAAAACGAAACTAATCTTTTACCAGATAGTGAAAGACTAGCTAGAGGTTTTCCAAGTAGAAGTGTAGAAGCTATTGTTAGAACAGGAGCAAGAGAACTTTTAGTTAAAAAAGGTATAGAGGTTGGTGAACAAGATCCAATACAATTAGCTAGACAGATTTTTGGTGATGAGGTTTTAGAAAAATTAGATAACGTAGCCGATGAAATGATGACAGCACAAAGCTTCAGTGATATTGGAAAAATATTAGAAAGAGAAAAAATAGTAGATATGCAACCTAGAAAAGGTTTAGATGTTTCTAAGTCTGATGAACTTGAACAAATTACTAAGTTTGATGAAACAGATAGAAAACCAAACGCAGAAGGCGGCCTAAATTATTTGATGGGGCTGTAATGAAAATAGCTCAATACAATGACATGATGAGTTATCTTACTCGTCCTGGATTCAAAGACGGTGATACAGTTGTACCACCACCAAAACCATTAACAGAATCTCAAGTAAAAGATAAATTAGATCTTTACATAAAAGGTTTTATCGGCGGCTTTGATAAAATGGAAATGATAGATCTGATGAACAAAATATCTAAAAAGGCTGATGAGTCAGGCGTCATGAGCCAAGAAGATGTATTTAATTTTGTACAAGAGAGAAAAAATTTTTATCAAAAGTTTTTGGAAGAAAACAAAGGAGAGGCTGTAGAGTTTCCAAGAGAAGAGTTTAATAAAGGCACCGATCTAAGTAAAAGCGCTTTTAGAAAACCATATGCGCCTGAGATAGAAAAAAGAATAATAGAACTTGCAAATAATGATAAGTTAGGTGCAGAGGCTATTGCTGATAAATTAACAGAAGAATTTGAAGGCACTTTTTCTAGATCACCGGTTGGTAAAAGAATAACTGCTTTAAAAGCAGAAGGAATAATAGAAGACATTCCAGTTAAAGAAAAAGCAGCGTCTATCGCTATGAGAGGTGATCTATATGGTCAACCTGCAGGAGAAAAATATTTAAAAATACGAGAGATAAGAGATGTAGACAGAAAGGCTGTGGATAAATCTACTGGTAAATCATTATATAACATACCAGAAAATGCAAAATTTAAAGTAAACTTTGGCAACACAGCTGCAAATCAACCAGATGTAATATCAAACATACCTGAAAAATTTAGAGGTGTTCAATATTTTACAACTAAAAAAGCTGCAGAGAAAGCTTTGGCTGAAAGAAAAAAATTAAAATTAATAGGAGATGAGGATCTTGATCCGGTAAGAAAATCTGCAAATAAAAAAAAATACGATCTTATAAAAGAAGTTTCAAACAATAATATAGAAGATAAATTAGCAGAATTTAAAAAAGGAGAGCCTTTAGAAAAGGCTCACCGTTTGAGTTTAGAACAAGTTAAAAAAACAGGTCAGTTATACAATGTCATGGATCTAGGATTAGATTTTGATAGTCCTGAGTTTGTGCAAATAAACAATGAAGCTGTTAAACCTTTTGAGAATAAGTTAAAACAATTATATGCAGAACAAAATAAACTTTATAAACAAGTTAAAGATTTAAAAGTAATACCTCAAGATCTACGAAAAAAAATAGAATTTAATAATAAAAAAATATCTACTGTAGTTGATTTAGCAGGAGGCAGGGTTCAAGGTCTTCAATTAGATGAGTTTACTTTAAAACCAAAAGTATATGGTAGAAACTATGCAAATGTTTTAGGTTTTGGTTTATATGATAAACCTGTAAAACAATTAACAAAGGAAGATAGAGCAGCAATAGGTGCTATAATGCAGGGTCAAGTTGACAACGAAAAAAGAACTGCAGAAAAAACAGCACAAAAATTATTTGCAAATGCACGATTACTAAATGATGTAGATCAACTTGCTACAAAAGGTGCTGTGTCTACAAAAGCAAAAGAGCAAATAAAAGATATGGATTTAAAAAGAGCAGCCGAAAGAGGTTCTATAGATCTTCAACTTTTAAAAGATATATATGATAAAGGAGGAAGTGCAATTGGAAAAGGAATAAAAGTTATAGGATCTCCTGCAGCTGGTATAGGTTTTGCACTAACAGAGGATAATGCTTTTTTAAAAGGAGCTAGTTTATTAGCCCCTGAAATTTTAGGAACAAAAGGAATAGTTAGTAAAATTTTAAATCCATTTAATGTTGGAAGAGTTATGACACCAGTTGGTTTACCTGTAACTATAGGAGGGGGAATATATGAAGTGGCAAAAAGAGCAGAACCAGATTTTCTCTTAGATAAAGAAACTCTTGAACCCAAAACTTTTGATAGAGAAGACGCAAGTTTTGTTATGCCAACAATGATGGATGCATACGAACAAGCATTTAAATATTCTAAAGATAAAGGTATTTCGTATGATGATGCTGTTAAAGAATTATTTAAAGAAAAAAGTTTTAAAGAGGGTATAGAAGATTTTCAAAGAAAAAATTTTGTTGTTGGTGGAAGAGTAGGATATGCGGACGGACCAGATGATCCTGGCAAAAGAAAATTTATGAAAATTATGGGAGGACTCGCTACTTTACCTATTGTTGGTAGATTTTTTAAAGTCGGAGAGATGGCAGTACCAGTAGCAGAAAAAGCTGTAGAAACTGTTAGCGAAGCACCAAAATATTTTTTTGATTTAGTTAATAAAATTAAATTACTAGGAAAAGAATCTAAAATTAAACCTAGTGAAAGAGTAACAGAAACTAATTATACAGGTGTTGATGGATCTCAATATACATTAACAGAGGATGTTACCACTGGACTTCAAAGAATTGAAAAAGATAAAATAGGTGGTTATGCAGATGAAAATGTAAGTTTTGATACCATAGAAAATAAATCTGTTATGGAATATCAACCCGCTCGTACAACAGAAGATGGAGTAGAGCCTTCTTACTATGACGAAGGCACAGCTGATTTTGATCCTGATGGAACTGTGGGTGGATATGATGATGGAATGGAAGATGATATTATAGAACAAATTAAAAAAGAAGTAGATGATAAAGGGTAAAAAAAGCGGACCACCACCAAAATCTGGGCCTACACCACAAGGCTTGAATATTAATTATAATACTGTTAAAACCGTAAAATTGGAGAAAACAAATGGCAGATATGGAAAAGGCTCTACCAAACGAGCCGAGAAAAGAAGTTGAAGTACCTGGTGAAGAAGAAATTCAAGAAACCCTTGTAGAAGAGGTAGAAAAAGAATTAGAAAAACCAGGTGAAGTAGAAACAGTAGAAAACGAAGATGGATCAGTAGATATTAATTTTGATCCAGGTGCAGCTTCAATTGAGGGCGGAGAAGATCATTACGCAAACTTAGCAGAATTTTTACCAGACGAAGTATTAGACTCATTGTCATCAGATTTAAATTCTAAATACATGGATTATTCTATGTCTAGAAAAGATTGGGAAAAAAGTTATACTCAAGGACTAGACTTATTAGGATTTAAATATGATCAAAGGTCAGAGCCGTTTCAAGGTGCCTCGGGGGCGACTCACCCGGTTCTTGCTGAAGCTGTTACTCAGTTTCAGGCGCTCGCTTATAAAGAGTTACTCCCAGCTGATGGACCAGTCAGAACGCAACTCTTAGGAATACAATCTCCAGATAAAGTTCAACAAGCAAATCGAGTAAAAGATTTTATGAATTATCAAATTATGGATCAGATGAAAGAGTATGAGCCAGAATTTGATTCTATGTTATTTCACTTACCATTGTCAGGTTCAACTTTTAAAAAAGTATACTATGACGAAGTGGAAGGACGAGCTGTATCTAAGTTCGTTCCTGCGGATGATTTGATTGTTCCGTATACGGCTACCTCATTAGACGATGCGGAAGCAATCATTCATAGAATTAAAATTTCAGAAAATGATTTAAGAAAACAACAGGTTGCAGGTTTCTATAAAGATATAGAATTAGGTAAACCAGAAGATAAAGAATCAGATGTAGAAAAAAAAGAAAGAGAATTAGAAGGAACTAAAAAAACAAAAGATGAAGATATTTATACTTTGTTAGAATGCCATGTTAATTTAGATCTGGAAGGTTTTGAAGACTCAGATCAAAACGGTGAGCCAACAGGAATTAAACTTCCATATATTGTAACCTTAGAAGAAGGCTCAAAGGAAATATTATCTGTAAAAAGAAATTACGAAATTGGAGATCCGAAGAAAAATAAAATCCAATATTTTGTCCATTTTAAGTTTCTGCCAGGACTAGGTTTTTATGGTTTCGGTCTCATCCACATGATTGGCGGATTGAGTAGAACTGCAACTGCTGCTTTACGTCAACTATTGGACGCGGGTACCCTCTCTAACTTACCCGCAGGATTCAAGATGCGTGGTATAAGAATTAGAGACGACGCGCAATCAATACAACCAGGTGAGTTTAGAGACGTAGATGCACCCGGTGGTAATCTTAGAGATTCATTTATGATGCTGCCTTTTAAAGAACCATCTGCAACTTTATTAAATTTAATGGGCGTTGTAGTTAGTGCTGGTCAAAGATTTGCATCCATAGCTGATCTACAAATAGGAGATGGTAATCAACAAGCTGCTGTTGGTACAACTGTTGCTCTTCTTGAAAGAGGATCAAGAACAATGTCAGCTATACACAAAAGAATTTACTCTGCATTAAAGAATGAATTTAAAATTCTTGCAAGAGTATTCAAGTTATATCTACCAGCGGAATATCCGTACGACGTAGTTGGGGGTCAAAGAATGATTAAACAAACTGATTTTGATGATCGGGTAGATATCTTGCCAGTTGCTGACCCCAACATCTTTTCTCAAACTCAGCGTATTTCCCTCGCACAAACAGAGTTGCAGCTGGCAACTTCAAACCCTGGAATGCATAATATGTATCAAGCATATAGAAATATGTATGAAGCATTAGGTGTAAAAAATATTGACTCAGTATTAGTTAGACCTATGCCACCTGCTCCAAAAGATCCTGCGTTGGAACATATTGATGCTTTGGCTGGTAAACCTTTTCAAGCTTTTCCAGGACAAGATCATAGAGCACATATGACAGCTCATTTAAATTTTATGGCAACTAATATGGCTAGAAATAATCCGATGGTCATGGCAAGTTTAGAAAAAAATATTTTTGAACACATAAGTTTAATGGCACAAGAACAGATAGAATTAGAATTTAGAGAAGAGTTAATGAGATTACAACAAATGCAACAGAACCCTATGATGATGCAACAGAATCCACAAGCTCAACAACAGGTTATGCAACTAACACAACAGATAGAAGGTAGAAAATCTGTGTTAATAGCAGAGATGACGGGTGAATTTTTAGAAGAAGAGAAGAAAATTACATCACAATTTGACAATGATCCTATTGCTAAATTAAGATCTAGAGAATTAGACCTAAGAGCACAAGAAAATGCAAGAAAAGAACGTGAAGGTCAAGAAAGAATGGACCTAGATAAGATGAGAGCAATGATGAATCAACAAAATCAAGACGAAAAACTAGATCAAAACGAAGAATTAGCAAAATTAAGAGCAAATACTTCGATTGAAAAAACAATTTTAGGAAAAACTTTACCAAGTTCTAATGATATGGTACCAAAAGTTTCAATTATAAGGTCTGGAAATGAATAAGACACAGAAAAAAATAAAAAAAGTCATGTCAGAGTTTAAAAAAGGTAAATTAAACATTGGTGACTCGAAAAAAAAGGTAAAATCGCGTAAACAAGCGATAGCAATTGCTTTATCAAAAGCAGGAAAGGTTAAAAAAGGTTAACATGGCTTGGTTTAGTGTATTAAAACTTGGTTTAAACGCGGCAACGCACATCTATAAGAAAAAACAAGAGACAAAGATGGCGATGGCTGACGCTCAACACATGCATGCCTCTAAGATGGCCCGAGGGGAGAGCGAGTACCAGGGCAAATTGCTAGAGGCTCGACAATCGGACTGGAAAGACGAGTTCGTGCTCCTCGTATTAACGGCGCCGATCCTGGTGATTGCTTGGGGGGTCTTCTCGGACGATCCGGGTGCAGCAGAGAAGATAAAAATGTTCTTCGAACAGTTCCAGCAGCTCCCGTCATGGTTCACAAACCTGTGGATCCTTGTCGTGGCGAGTATTTATGGTATAAAGGGCACACAGATTTTTAAAAACGGAGGAAAAAAATAATGAGAAGGTTTTATAAAAATGGTTCATCTTTTCCTGATCTATCAGGTGACGGTAAAGTCACTATGAAAGATGTTTTGATGGGCAGAGGTGTAATTAAAAAAGGTAAAAAAAAGAAAAAGAAAAAGAAAATGAAGAGAGTTAAATCACCAATAGAAAAAATGGTAAGGGGGAACTAATGGCAAAATTATGTCCAAGAGGTAAAGCCGCAGCAAAGAGAAAATTTTCGGTCTACCCAAGCGCATATGCAAACATGTACGCATCGGCAGTATGTTCAGGTAAAGTCACACCAGGCGGAAAAAAGAAAAATAGAAAAAAAGCCATGGATGGAGGAATGATGTCTAATAGATCAATGTATGGATCAGGCGGATCTGCTTGCGCACAAATAAAAGGATTTGGAATAGCTAGACGTCCAGGAAAAAGATAATGGCTGAAAAAGGTTTAAGAGCATGGGTAAAGGAAAACTGGGTAGATATTGCGAACAAGCGAAAAGATGGTTCGTACCCGAAGTGTGGAAGAAGTGGTGGAGAAAAAAGAAAAAATTATCCAAAATGCGTGCCCATTGCAAAAGCAAGACGGATGACCAAAGGGCAGCGTGCGGGTGCCGTCGCAAGAAAACAAGCAAAATCGAACACAGGTCCTACACCATCTAGAGCAGCGACTTTTTCAAAAAGAAAAAAAGCAGCTGACGGTGGATATATTGGACCAGCGATAAGATCAAATTATGGAGGAAAAATTTTAAGTAATCCTTCTTATGAAAAATATTATAAAGGAATGATTTAATGTCGGGTGGAAGTTCATTTATTAGTGATCAAAAATTTACAACTCTAACAGCAGATGGTAATTTCAAAACAATTACTGGTGGGTCTACTAATTTAGGTCCTTGTAGAGTTACATATATTCAAGCACATGCTGCATCAAATGCAGTTGTAAAACTTCATGATGGAACAGGCACTGGCGGCCCTTTAGAATTTCAAGCTAAATTTGGATCAGAGGGTTTAGATCTAATGGTTCCTGGAAGCGGTATAAGATTTAGAACAGGAGTCTTTTTAGATTTAGATCAAACAGATTCAGTTACTATTGGATATACAGGTTAAAATGAGACAGTTTTATTCTAAAGGCACAATGCCTGCAAGAAATAAAAAAAATTTTAGACCCACTAAAAAAGGGGCTGGAATGACAAGGGCTGGGGTAAAAGCTTATAGAAGACTTAACCCTGGTTCAAAATTAAAAACAGCCGTGACAGGAAAAGTGAAGCCTGGATCAAAAGCTGCAAAACGTAGAAAATCGTACTGCGCACGTTCACTAGGTCAGCTCAAAAGAGCATCAGCCAAGACACGTAATGATCCAAACTCACGTATTCGTCAGGCAAGAAGAAGATGGAGATGTTAATATGAGAAAAAAAATGATGGGTGGCGGTATGATGAAAAGAACTGCTATGAAAAAAGGTGGCAAGATGAATGCAGGATTAAAAGCATATCTTGCTAAAAAGAAAAAAGATAAAATGAAAAAAGCGAAGGCATAATGAAAAAAGCAAAAGCAAAAATAAAAAAAGTTATCAAAGGTTTAGGAAAAGCTGTTAAAGCTCACACTAAACAAAGAAAAATGTTACAAGGAGCTTTAAGTGCCGGATCCAAAAAAGGGAACAGGAAAAAAGCCTAAAGGCTCTGGACGTAGACTTTATACGGACGAGAATCCTAGAGATACTGTCCGTATAAAATTTGCTACTCCAACAGATGCAAGAAAAACAGTATCAAAGGTTAAAAAGATCAATAAACCTTTTGCTAGAAAGATTCAAATTTTAACAGTAATGGAGCAAAGAGCTAAAGTTATGGGTAAAAATAAAGTAGCTTCAATTGCTAAAAAAGGAAAAGAATCTATAAGAAAGACTAAAAAAACCTAGGAGAAAGAATATGGAAGAGTTTAACATTATATATAAAATACAAAGAATGTTGAAAGAAGACTATCAATCTATTGGTGAAACAATGATTAGTGGTGCTATTGACAATATGGAAAAATACAAATATATGATGGGACAGGCACATGCCTATAAAAAAATATCACAGGAAATCTCTAACCTGCTAAATAAGAAGGAGCAAATAGATGAACAACCAGACCTCGAAAACGTCGTCAAATTCGACCCCAAAAATTAAACTAGCATTAGAAGAAAAATATAAAGCAGAAGATAAAAAAGAAATAGATGCTTACGAGCGTTTAAAAAAGAAAGAAACTAATAAACTTCCTAAACCAACAGGTTGGAGATTACTAGTATTACCTTTTAAAATGCCTGAAAAGACTAAAGGTGGTCTTTATATTGGTCAAGATACATTAGAACGTCAACAAGTAGCCTCTACTTGTGGATTAGTTTTAGAAACGGGTCCTCATTGTTATGATGAAGAAAAATTTCCAGAGGGACCTTGGTGTAAAAAAGGTGATTGGATTATTTTTGCAAGATATGCTGGATCTAGAATTCAAATTGACGGGGGTGAAGTTAGATTGTTAAATGATGATGAAGTGTTAGCAACTATAGATAACCCCGAAGATATACTTCATCAATATTAATCATAGAGGAGTAAACTATGCCAGAAGAAGAAAAAAAAACAGTTGATATAGATACATCAGGACCTGATGTTGATATACAATTGCCTGAAGAAAAAGAAGATTCTGTTGTAGAAACCGAACAGCCAAAAGTTGAAACGGAAACAGTAGAACAGGAGAAAGAAGTAAAAGTAGAAGAAGAAAAGAAAGAACCAGTACAAGAAGAGAAAGAAAAAGAATTAGAACAATACTCTGAAAGTGTTCAAAGAAGAATAGCTAAACTAACTAAAAAATGGAGAGAGGCTGAGAGACAAAAAGATGAAGCAGTTGAATATGCTAAATCACAAATTGAAGCAAAAGAAATAGCTGAAAAAAAAATCTCTAAGTTCGAACCTGAGTTTTTTAAAAACGCTGAAGATAGCGTTGAGAATGGTTTAAAAGCAGCACAAGCAAAACTTGCTGCAGCTAGAGAGGCTAATGATTTAACAGCTGAAGCAGAAGCTTTAACTGCTATATCAGAGTTTGGTTACAGAAGAGCTAGACTTGCTGAGACTAAAAATGAACAAGAAGAGTATAATAAACAACTAAAAGAAAAACCAAAGCCGGAAATAAACCTAAATAGACAGACAGCTTCTGCAGGATCCCCAGATCCTAAAGCTGAAGATTGGGCTAGTAAAAATGCGTGGTTTGGACAAGATACAGCCATGACATATACTGCTTTTGATCTTCATAAGAAATTGACTGAAGATGAGGGTTTTGACCCATCAAGTGACGAGTATTATTCTGAAATAGATAAAAGAATAAGACTTGAATTCCCACACAAGTTTGCTAATAATAGTGATAAGGGAGAAAATACGACCAAACCTGTGCAAACAGTAGCTTCAGCGAAGCGAAGCACAAATACCGGTCGCAAAAACTCTGTGAGACTCACATCATCACAGGTAGCAATCGCTAAAAAATTAGGTGTGCCACTTGAAGAATATGCGAAACAACTAAAAATCACGAAGGAGGCATAAGCATATGGAAAATGATAATGATAAAAGAGCATCCCGTGCAAGTCAAACTAGAGAGAAAAAAGCTCGACCAAAAGTTTGGCAAAAATCCAACGACTTGGATGCACCACCCGCACCTGCAGGTTTCAGGCATAAGTGGATAAGAACTGAGTCACTAGGTTTTCAGGACACTAAAAATGTTTCTGGTAAACTAAGAGAAGGTTACGAATTAGTTCGAGCTGATGAGTATCCAGACACAGATTATCCAGTTTTAGATGACGGGAAATATAAGGGCATGATTGGAGTCGGGGGCCTTGTGCTGGCAAGGATACCAGATGAGATTGCAGAGCAAAGAAACGCTCACTATAGAAATCTGCATAATGAAAAAGTTCAGGCTGCAGATAACGATCTTATGAGGGAACAGCACCCTAGTATGCCGATCAATGTTGATCGACAGACTCGTGTAACCTTCGGTGGTACAAAGAAATCCTAATATAGAATTTCTAGTCCGCCGGATAAACAAAATGTCTAAAGGAGGACAACTACTATGGCAAATAAAGACGCCGCTTTTGGATTAAGATCCATTGGCAAAGTTGGTCAGAATAGAGACAACCAAGGTTTATCCGAATATGATATCGCAGCAAGTGCTACAGCGATATTCCAAAACGACCCTGTACAAATGTTAAATACAGGTACAATTGGAGTAGCTGCAGCAGCGGATACATTAATCGGAGTACTTAATGGTGTATTCTTCACTGACGCAAACACTAGTAAACCTACTTTTGCGAACCATCTAAAAGGATCCAATACTGCAACAGACATTAAAGGATTCATAGCGGATGATCCGTATGAGAGGTTTGAAGTTCAATCGGACGACGCAACTGCAGCAGCAGACGTCGGCCTTAATGCTGATATTGTGTACGCAGCTGGTAGCACACATGACTTTGTGTCAGGTGTGGAATTAGATCATTCTGATCTTAAAACTGGTACTGCACAATTAAGAGTACTTGGCATATCAAAAGATATCAATAATAACACTCCAGGTTCTGCGAATGTTAATTTGGTAGTTATGATTAACGAGCACTTCTTAAAAGCAACAGCCGGAGTATAAGGAGGATAATTATGGCGATAAGTAGAGGACAATTAGTCAAAGAACTCGAGCCGGGATTAAATGCCTTATTCGGGTTGGAATATAAACGTTATGAGAATCAGCATGCTGAGATATACACTACTGAGTCTTCAGACAGAGCGTTTGAAGAAGAAGTTATGTTATCAGGTTTTGCTCAAGCTCAAGTTAAACCAGAAGGATCAGGTGTAGTTTTTGACAATGCTCAAGAAACTTTCACTGCAAGATATACACACGAAACTGTGGCTCTTGCCTTCGCGATAACTGAAGAAGCTATTGAGGATAATCTGTATGACAGACTTGCTAGTAGATATACAAAAGCATTAGCTAGATCTATGGCGAACACTAAACAAATCAAAGCTGCTAGTCTGTTAATTAACGGACTACCAGGTGGTACGTTCAAATCAGGTGATGGTGTAACACTATTTAACACTGCTCACCCAACTGTGGCTGGAACTGTTAAAAATACTTTAACAGTAGCGGCAGACTTGAACGAAACTTCATTGGAGCAGTCATTAATTGACATTAATGCATTTACTGACGAGAGAGGTCTTAAAGTAGCTGCTAGAGGTGTTAAAATGATTGTACCTTCGGAGCTTCAGTTTACAGCTGAGAGATTAATGAAATCTCAAGGTAGAACTGGAACAGCAGATAATGATCTAAATGCTATAAATAGCATGGGAATGATTCCACAAGGTTATAGAATTAATAATTTCTTAACTGACACGGATGCATTCTACATTATTACTGATGTACCAAATGGTATGAAGTATTTCGAAAGATCTCCTATCAAAACAGCGATGGAAGGTGATTTCGATACTGGTAACGTAAGATACAAAGCTAGAGAAAGATATTCATTTGGAGTATCTGACTTCAGAGGTATCTTTGCATCACCAGGTGCTTAATACTAACTAATTTGAGGCGGGACACAATCCCGCCTCATTTGCAATATAGAAAGAGAAAATGCATTCAAAAAATTTTAAAGTAAAAATCTTTGCCTACCAATACAGCGCAGAATTTAATATAAATTGTCTTGACGGACCCATAGATATCGAAAATGCCATAGTTGACAAACTAGGAAAATCTGATACAAAATGGGAGTATCTTGGAGAAATGATGGATCCCAAGGTAAATAGAATAACCTATGAGGAGGTTATTGATGGAGGCGATAATGCAACATCTACAAGATCTATACACAAACAAAAAGAGTTTGGATCTTCAGTGGGAGCAAGAGCATCTTAAAGAGGGTAGATATACTCTCAATATGGTTAAGATTGACAGAAAAGTCAGAGACGTAATTAGCCATATTAAACTAGCTGAGGCTAAAAAAGCTGATCTAGAAAATAAAGTCGAGAGTGCGGCTCCTCAAGTTTCTGTAGCTACTTAATAAAAAGCTACATCGTTGGAAAATTCCTATCCACATTACAGGCCCTCTTGCGCTCTACTTAAAACTAGTATATAAAATATTCACTATACAATTAATAAGGATACTGACGAGTATAGTCGATGGCCTAAAAACAGTATTCGTAAATTTAGGAGGATATAATCATGGCAACAACTACATTCCAAGGTATCGTTAGATCAAATGGCGGTGCTGGAAAAGGAAATGCAACACCAAGTGTTGTAACTTTATCAGAAGTTATTTCATTTGATCCAACTGCAGCTTCTGCAACAAATGTCAGAATTGGAACTTCTTCATCTACAGGTGAAACTTTTGTTTTACCAACAGGTGCTGTACCAATTTCTTTTATGACTATTGGTGGATCTTCAGGTGGTACTAACCCAACCGTAGATATCGGAACATCAGCAGATGATGACGGTTTTTTTAACGAAGTAGACTGTGATACTAAAGGTACTTTAAAAGGTGCTGATGGTGCATTGGTCGTTGCAGGAGGAATTACTGCAGCATCTACTGTTACAGGTAAAGTTGGTTCATCTGCAGCTACTGGTGGAACAGTTACTGGTGTATTTACATACACAGTCGTTGACGCTGGTAAAGACTCAGTATAATTAATTTAATGTGGGGCTTCGGCCCCACATAAATTTAGGAGAATTAAATGAAATCAGACGTAAAAGCAGTTAGAAAAACATCAACAGGTTCAGTGTTTGGTGGAAGAACTAGACTAAGAGGTATTATTTTAGCATCAGATGGATCTGCAGGTTCAGTTACTTTACAGGATGGAAATTCAGTAACACAGTTTCAAGTAGATGTACCAGCAGGTGATGTTTTTGCATATAATCTTGCAGAAGACGGAATTGTATTTGAAGGTGGAATGACAATTTCAGCTATTTCAAACTCTACTGTAACTGTTATTATAGATAAATAGGAGGTTAAATGGCTAACACTACCTCTGGCACAACAACATTTGAAAAAGGTTTTTCTATTGCAGATATAATAGAAGAATCTTATGAAAGAATAGGTCTTAGAGGCGTAAGTGGATATCAATTAAAATCTGCCAGAAGATCTTTAAATATTTTATTTCAAGAATGGTCGAATAGAGGACTTCATTATTGGGAAATTGCAAACAATAATATTACTTTAGTTAATAATCAGTCAGTATACACAATGTTTAGATCATCAGCAGATGGAACATCTGATGCTACAGCTGTATTTGGTGTTGATGATATATTAGAAGCTTCTTTTAGAAATTCTGATAATATCGATATGCCTTTAACAAAAATTAACAGATCTGGATATCAAGCTTTATCTAATAAAACATCAACAGGACAACCAACTCAATATTACGTTCAAAGATTAATTGATAGGGTTACTATAACTTTATATCTTACTCCTGGAACCGATGAAGCTGGTAAATTTATTAACTATTATTACGTAAAAAGAATTCAAGATGCAGGAGCATATACTAATGATGCAGACGTTCCTTTTAGATTTGTTCCATGTATGATAGCAGGTTTATCCTATTACCTGTCTCAAAAATTTGCGCCAGAAAGAATACAACCTATGAAATTATTATATGAAGATGAATTAAATAGAGCTTTAGCAGAAGATGGATCCGCTTCTAGTTCTTTTATAACACCTAAAACTTATTACCCTAATATATAATGGCAAAATTATCTAAAGGAAAACACGCACAAGCAATATCAGATAGATCTGGAATGGCTTTTCCATACAATGAAATGGTCAGAGAATGGAATGGATCTTTTGTTCACATAACAGAATTTGAAAGAAAGCAGCCACAATTAGAACCAACTAGATTCACCGCTGATCCTCAAGGATTAGAAAATGCAAGACCAGATAGAACAGAACCAGTCACAGAAAATTTATTACCTGGAAATCCTTTTAGTCTAACTAGTGGAAGTGGCACAGTAACAGTTACAGAAATAAATCATGGCAGAAGCACTAGTAATACAGTTAGATTCAGAAATGTTTCTGGATCTCCAGGAGGAGTGTCTTTTTCAACCTTTGAAAACTCTTCAGGATTTAGTATAACGGTTACAGGAACAGACAAATATACTTTTGCATTAGGAACAAATGCATCTGTTACAGAAGAATCAGGAGGAATTACAGTTACAGCAGGACCCGTAACTTTAACACCGTAAAATGGCTTATACTTTAGACAACTTAAGAACTGACATTAGAAGCTATACAGAAGTTGATGACTCTGTTTTATCAAACACTGTATTAGATACAATAATTAAAAATGCTGAAAATAGAATATATAGAGAATCTGATTCTGACGATAATAGATTTTATGCAACTTCTACCCTAATTAGTGGTAATAGATATGTAACTATTCCATCAGATTTAAGAATTATAAGATATGTTCAATTAAAAGACACAAACGTAACTCCAAACGCACAAACTTTTTTACAAAAAAGAGACACTACTTTTATGTCAGAATTTTATGATACTCCAGGGACAGCCTCTGGAATACCTAAATATTATGCTAATTGGGATGCTAATTTTTGGTTAGTAGCTCCTACTCCAAATGCTAATTATGAAATAACATTAGCTTATGTAAAGCAACCTGAAAGTATAACAGTTACTACAGGAGCTAACCCTCCTAGTACAAACGGAACTTATGTGTCAAATAAATATCAAGATTTATTATTGTATTCATGTCTAGTAGAAGCATATGGGTACTTGAAAGGACCAGCAGATATGCTACAATACTATGAAGCTTCTTTTAGAAGAGCTATGCAATCTTATTCTATTGAGCAACAAGGTAGAAGACGTAGAGACGAATATAATGATGGTGCTATTCGTACTCCAATAAGATCAGAGTCACCATCTAAATATTAAGGAGATAAAAATGGCAAATATAGTACCACACAGTTTTAAAAGTGAATTACTTTCAGGAACGCATAATTTTGCGAGCGGAGGTGATAGCTTTAGACTACCTTTATATACATCTAATCCTTACACAACAGCAAGCACAGCATATTTAACTACTAATGAAGTTAGTACAGGTTCAGGTAGTAACTATGTTACTGCAGGTAAAGAGTTACAAACTCAAACTGTTACGACCGGGACAGGAACAGCAACAGTTGATTTTGCTAATCTAACTTATTCAAGTGCAACTTTTGGAGCTGCATTTGGTGCAATTTATAATGATGATAAATCAGATAAGTTATGTGTAGTTTTAGATTTTGGTGGAACAAAGACAGCGACTAATGGTGACTTCACTATTGTATTCCCTGATCCGAGTACACCAGCAAATGCGATTATTAGTTTAACATCGTAATAGGAATTAAATATGGCGTTTATACTTAACGATAGGGTTAAAGAATCTAGTTCGACTACAGGAACAGGTACGTTTACACTTGGCGGTGCAGTAACAGGTTTTGAAACTTTTGCTGCTGGTATTGGTGGAAGCAACACTACTTATTACTGTATCTTTGAGACAGGAACAAATAATTTTGAGATTGGTTTTGGAACCTTAAACGGAGGAGCAAGCACACTTGCTAGAACTTATGTTATCTCCAGTTCTAATAGTGATGCAAAAGTAAATTTTGCAGGTGCAACAGAAGTTTTTTGTACGGTTCCAGGTGCAAAAATTAATCTTCCATTTCCAGAAGAGAACGCTTCTTCATCAGCGCCAAAAATAATTACGGTTACAGTTGATAGTAAATCCGGTAATCATCCATATCAAGGTGTAGGTTCTGGTAATGCATATTTTTTAAATGGATTAGAAGCACCAGCTTTAAGATTAACTGGTGTAGATGCATCAAACTCTGCTTACGCACAGTATTATAGATTTGATCAATCAGACTCATCAAACAGTGGACATCCTCTAAGATTCTATTTAGATTCTGCTAAAACCACAGAGTACACGACAGGTGTAACCAATACAGGAAGTTCACCAGCACCAGGATCATCTGGTGCGTATACACAGATTGCTGTTGATGAAACAACACCAAATATTTTATATTATCAATGTTCATCTCATGCATATATGGGTAATCATGTAACCAATATAAGCAATAAAATTAATTCAAATTTAGTCACAATAGGTAATGTGACTGTTGGATCACAACTAAAAATGCCTGATAATACTTCAGGAAAAATACTAGTTGGAGATGGCACAAGTTATCAAGAAGTGGCTGTATCAGGAGATGCAACACTAGCTAGTAATGGAGCATTAACAGTAACAGGAGGAGTATCTGCAGGATTCGTGGTTGCAATGTCAATCGCCTTGTAGTAAATAAAGATTATGGCACAAGATTTTGAAAGATATGGTCTAAATGCAGTAGGAACATCAGCAACAGCGGTACATACAAGTAATTCTGATGATGCAATTATTTCCATACGTTTAGCTAATATTACAACATCAACAATAAATGCAGATGTATTTATTACATCTTCAGTAACCGGTGGTTCACAAGATCACTACATAATTAAAAATGCACCGATAGTTGCGGGCGGATCGCTAGAGCTAATAGATGGTGGAAGTAAAATAGTAATTGAATCGGGAGACGTGGTGAAAGCACAATCCGACACTGCAAGTTCGCTAAGTGTTTGGATGTCTGTTGTCGATGCAATTAGTACGTAAGGAGATTCATGGCCTATTTAGGAAACGCACCAAAACAAAATTTAAATACCATGAACTCTCAACAGTTCAGCGGTGATAATTCAGAAACAAATTTTACATTAAGTCAATCTGTTACGAATACCAACGAAGTTGAAGTTTATGTAGGGAACGTTCGTCAAGATCCCCATTCAGCTTATTCAATATCAGGTAATACAACTTTAGCTTTTACAGCTGCGCCACCAACAGGCACTAATAATATTTACGTTGTATTCCAAGGTAAATCTTTAGGAACAGTAGAACCTGGACAAAACAGTATTGAGTTTGGAATGATTAAATCAATTAATGGTGGATATAAAAATTTAGCAACTGTATCAGAAGCTATTACAATTGCATCAACTGATAACATGATGATGTGTGGACCAGTAAGTTTTACAAACACAATAACAGTACAAGGAACATTAACGGTAGTATAATATGGCAACATTATTTGTAGATAAAGTAGACCCACAATCAGGAACTAGTTTAGAGATAGGCTCTTCAGGAGATACTATTACTATTCCTTCAGGTTGCACGATCACAAATAACGGAACTCAATCTGGATTTGGTGGAACTAACACTCCAAACTTTTTTGCTTTTTTAAATGCTAATCAAACTAATTTTAACGATACTTCATTTACAAAAGTTGTTTATAACGCAGAATTATTTGATACAGGAAATGGATTTAATACTTCAACTGGTACTTATACTATTCCTGAAGCTGGTAAATATTTTTTTAGTTTTCAAGTAAGAAAATCTAATATTCAAACTGATAGATTATTATTGGAAGTAAGAGAAAATGGAAGTGGAATTAGAGATCTTGAACATGGAACACATGGTGCATATGGTGCAGTAACAGGAAGTTTTATTAAATCTTTTTCAGCCAATGATACTATTGAAGCATATGTATATCAACAGAGTGGTGCAACAAGAACAATGAGAGGTGGAACTAATGCAAAAGATTCATGGATGTATGGGTTTAAAATTATAGAATAATATTATGGGAACAATTAAAGCAACAAATATAGAACCAATCGCGGACAACGGTACAGTAACCCTGGGTAGTTCTGGTGATACGTTTACAGTGCCATCAGGTGTAACTGTTAACATGTCTAGTGCTACACAGACAGGAGTTGGTGGAGTAATGACACCAGCTTTTTCAGTTTATTTAAGCTCTACACAAGATATTTCTGGTGCAGGTACAATGACAAGGTGTAATTTTAATACAGAATTACTTGATACAGATAATGCTTATGATAATTCAAGTAATTATAGATTTACACCACAAACAGCTGGTAAGTATGCTTTATTTGCAACAATTAGAGGTTTTACAGGCTCTGGTGATTATAATGCTTATTCTATTCAATTAAGAAAAAATAATACTGCGATTGGTAGATCTGATTTAAACATGAGTTCAAATGTTTTAGGTGGGGGAGCAAATGTAACAATTCCAATTAGTATTGTAGCTGATGCAAATGGAAGTTCAGATTACTTCGATGTTTATTTTAGTGCTAATAATTCTACTTTTAAAGCAGAAGCTGGAACAGCTACAAATTTTTTTGGATATAAAATAATAGGAGCATAATGGCATCAATTATAAAAGCAAATAAACTACAAGACTTCGCAGGTAACGATATTTTATCTAGCGATGGTGCAGGTGTTATAACTCCTAATGCAAGTGGGATTAAGATGACTCCAGCCTTTGAAGCATTTCTTTCTTCAAATCAATCTGTGTCTGATAACACATTAACTAAAGTGCAATTTGATACAGAGGTTTTTGATACTGATGGGGCTTATGATAATTCTTCAAACTATAGATTTACACCTCAAACAGCTGGAAAATATTTTTTTTATACAACAGTTTCAGGTTTTGGTAATGCAAGTGCAGACTTAAATGTTTTTACAATTAAATTTTATAAAAA